TCATCCTCGCCCTCCAGCTCGGCTAAAAGCCGCAGCCATTTTTTTATCGTAATTATTGATCGCGTAACCTGGGCCGTTATAACCCTTGGCAAACGCAGGCCAATCAAGCGCGCGCAGGGCCTTAACCAGCGCCGAATTAGCATTGATAAAACGTACAAAGGCCTCCAACTGCGCTACGTCACCGCTGTACATAGCGTTGATAAAGGATTGTAATGTAGTGTATTTCAGCGATTTCCAGTGATAACCCATTATCTGGAATGCCCCCCAACTGCATGACTGGAGTGCGCATTCGCGTTCGATGTTCGCTGCCCGTGCCAGGCGGTCATGCTCCGCCGCACCGCCGCTATAGCCACCCGCCGCGCGGTTAACCAGATCGGCAGGCAAGGCATCGATTTTGCTCCCTTTCTCCAACAATAAACGACGGAACACATGGCGTTCGAACAGAATTTTTGGCCGGCCATCAGGCAGCATCCCCCGCCCCACACTTTCTACCTCAGCCACCGCCTGCACGGCGGCACAAGGAACTCCTAGCAGTGTTGCTGCCCGTTGATAATCCTGAGAGGTCAGATTACTCATGGCCGTCCTCACTTTTCTTAATCCCAGAAAAACGGACTAATTGTTTGATGTTACCCTTAACCGAAAACACGCCAATACATAACGCAACGTTGAGCAGAGCTTCAGCGGGGTCCACCTCATCATATACGCCCAGGGCAAGGCGCAGCGCCACCGTGCCACTGGCAACAATGACGCAGAAAGCAAAAATAGCCGCACCGTAATCATGATTCTTTTTACCCCGACGGAAGGCGAGTAGCCGTAGCGCAATCAAACTACAGGCTATTCCATTTATCACTAACAGCAGAGTATCAAGGCTCATTGTTATGCCCCCCTTTTTTGAGCAGATCGGGATCTGCAGCGCGCTTGGTTAACGCCATTAATAAGCGGACACTGACGGCCGAACTGACAATAGCACCAATCAGCTTGGTTACTGCCAGTTCACCCGGCAACGTAGTGGATAGTGCATTAGCAAAAAATTCGCTCGAGACCACACCGATCAAAAACGACACCACAAACAGCACGGTTCGGGTGATAAAAGGGTAATCTTTCGCGCTAATGACAAAGATCACCGAACCAATAAACGCACCAATCACCACATCGGCTGCCTCCGGCCCAGACAGCAGCCCAGCGATAGTCGCACCAGTGACGATAGCGGTAGCCATTGCCGCACTTGAAATAGGTTCTGACATAGACTCTCCTCAGAAATAAAAAAGCCCCGCATTGCGGGGCTAGGTAGAGCAAATAAAGGGTTACTCGGCACAGCCCTTTTCGACGGAGTCGTCGTCAATATTCGGTTGCTGGCTGAATATCTGCCTGTGATGCCACTTCTGGTTCTGGATCCGCGCCATACACCTGCACGCGCAGATCCAGCCAGCGGCCTGCCGGGATATCGATCGGGTCGCCGTCGTTGTAACCAGTAACAATGTTTTGAGCGAAAGCAGGGGCAGATAAATTTGCCCGATGGAAGGTTTTGATCAGTAGATCGCCCGATTCATCAACTTCATAATCTACCCAAACCAGCGACAGCTTATTGCGATCGGTGGGTATCTCAATACCACCGTCAATACCGCCCCATTCAGCATCAGAGTTAAATCCAAGCGTACCGCACACCCGGTAAACGCCCTCACTGATGCGCTCGGTGGTTACACCTTGGCTTTCGATGTTGAGTTCACTGGCACCATCACCGAATAGTTTGACGATTGGAGAGGCTTTTTTAAGGAAGCCATTGGCATCTACCGTAGTGTTGTAATCGCCCCAGATACTATACGACGTCAAGGTACCTGATGCTCCAGATAGACCAGTCCGCAATTTTCCAGTCGCGCTGACGAAAACATATCCGACTGTTGGAGTACCATCCATCGGCAAAGACAGAACACCATATAACTGCTCTGCTGTTGGTTTATTTGCCGAGCTAGCTGTGATGCGGTAAATTTTGCCCACAGTCTGTCTTGTGTCATCCTGATGCTGCGGCCCGCTACCTATTCCATAATCACCAATCTTTATATAACGTGTATCATTTTTACTACGCGAGTCATAGACATCCCATGCTGACCATGTAGATGACGTAGCACTGTAATTTCGTTGATAGTAATAATCGTTGATGCTGTATGGGTAGTATCGTTGCGTTACAAATGTATTACCGTTAGCACCGGCCACACCGGCTCTTGAGTCCAGAACAAGTAATGACCCAGATATAACAGCTGGATAATTACTTGCACCAGAAATATTAGAGTTCATACTTTGATAATACGTACCCTCAGTTTTTATGGTATTCAAGTCAGATGTTCCCAACGGTGTTGCACGCGTTGCAACTTGAATATTGTTGGAATAAAGCGGACCGGGAAAGGTTACAGAACCATCGGCTTTGGCGCTAATAGAAGATGCTGTTCCATTCCAGCGAATAGTCATATTTCCGGTTGCTGTATCTGAAAATATCGCCCCTTTTTCCACGTCATTGACATCGCGGAATCTCAGCAACAGATTCGGCGTTGTGCTGGTAGCACGCATTTGCTGATCGCCGTTGGATGTGATGTTTTTCTTGAATTCAACGGCACTTGCTACCGTCTGCGTCGCCGTCGTGGTTTTATTCAACGTATCATTAATCGCCGCCGTCAACGCTGCCTGCGATTTCACCATCACCGTCGAACCATCAGGCGCGGTCAGTTTGACATCCCCAGTGCCGCTGAGGATCTGCTGCCAACCATCCAGTTGGCTCTGCCACTGATTCACCAGCACCGACAGTTGCCGCGAGAAATCCGCCACGCTGCCCACCAGCGCGGTGACAATCGCATACTGCTGCCCCGTGGCGGCACTGCCGGTGTAGGCCGTTGCCAGGGTAATTTGCGTATCTGAGACCACGCGCTGAATCTCATACATCACCACCGTACCCGCACCGGGTACCAGCAGCATTTGACCAGGAGCCACACCGTAAACCGGGTTGTTCCATTGTGTTCCCGTGCCGGTAATGGTTGCTGAATTTTGCGCAAGCGCTATCGTGCCTGTGCGATACCAAGCTGTAGAAGCCATTGTTAATTTCCTTTGTGATTATATTGCTGAAGATAAGAACGTTAGAAAAGAGTATTCAATGCGGCTATGGCTATGCATGCCTTACGTATTCTTCAAATATGCAGCCCTGCGGTTCCAGAGCAGATTAGCGGTTGTTTATTCGGCGTTATTATCGGTTGTAGATTCAGCATCAACCTCAGATTCAGGTTGTACCTCTTCTGGTTCGACGATCTCTGGTTCTGGCTGAGCTGGCATGCTTAAGCGCAGATCGATCCAACGCCCTTCGGGAATATCCATCGGCTCCCCGGCTACCACCATTGCGCTCTCTGGATCGAACCGGCGCTTGTGGGTGTACACCCTGATGGTGCCATCCTCATCCACTTCCGTGCTGGCAAACACCAGACGATTACCGTTGGTATCCTGTGGAATTTCAATCTGCCAGCCTTCGGTTGCCAGCCCCAAGGAGCCCGTAATCTGGTATATCCCAGTTGCTAGCCGTTGAGCGGAGACTCCTGCGGCTTCACCATTGACGGCACCAACTCCGGCAAGCGTAAAGCCAGACAGGTAATCGGCAGCCATTTTTTCTGGATCATTGGATAGACGAATAATTGGGGAAGCCTTTTTAATAAAACCGTTGGAGTCTACAGTGGTGTTTCTATCAGTCCAAACTTCTGCCCAAGAACCTGTGATACCACTGGCAATGCGCCGAAATCCCAATCTGGCGGTAGCAGAGACATTAGATGCTATTTGTAAACCAGAGGTACGAGCAGTATTTCCAAACACATTAAGAATGTGATTATCCTCTCCACCAAAAGAATCAGTCACTGTGTTTCTACTAAAGAATACTGGCCCATTAATCCTATAATCAGATGCTAATGTAATGCCCGTTACAGCAGGACGATAATCAGCACCTAGGCCATATGCCCCTATTTGGAGGTAGCGGGAATCATTCAGACTGCGGGATGCCATTACCTCCCATTCACTCCATGTTGCTATACTGGCATCGTAAATACGTTGGTAAAAAAATGAGCTACCTTTATAGGGGTAATATTGCTGAGTAGCATACAACTCGCTGCCAATTGATGCTTTCGATTTCAGAACCCTTAAAACACCCGCCACGTTTGTTGGATAATGTCTACCTGCTGTTGCATTAGCATTAAGCGCCTGATAAAAGTCCCCCTCGTCAAATACAGTATCTAAATCAAGCGTACTTAGTGATATAGATTTAGTGGCTACCGGAGTAGATCCTATATACAGATTGTTTAATACTTTTGCGGTACCTGCTCTTGCATCCACAGAAAAAACTGGTTGCCCATAGTTCACATTAGATGCAAGATTAGTTGTTGCTGTAGAAACAACTGAGAAACCATTATTCGTCGCTATGCTCGCATTATTTGGATGGGCAAGATCTGCTCTGTCACCACCACGAAATATAAATGGAAGAGTACCAATATCAGGTACAGCACCTGTAGTCGTATAGGCGTTATTTAATACGAGGCCATTATACAGCGAGACAAATCCATCAGCCCGGAATGATGCCGTATTTACAGTCCCATTCCAGCGGATATTCATCACTCCCGTATCCGTCTGCGCATAAATAGCCCCCTTTTCGACATGATTAGCATCGAGGAATCTCAGCAAAAGATTTGGCGTTGTGCTATTAGCACGCATTTGCTGATCGCCGTTGGATGTGATGTTTTTCTTGAATTCAACTGTACTTGCTACCGTCTGTGTCGTAGCCGTAGTTTTACTCAACGTGTCATTTATCGCCGCCGTCAACGCCGCCTGCGATTTCACCATCACCGTCGAACCATCAGGCGCGGTCAGTTTGACATCCCCAGTACCGCTGAGGATCTGCTGCCAACCATCCAGTTGGCTCTGCCACTGGCTCACCAACACCGACAGTTGCCGCGAGAAATCCGCCACGCTGCCCACTAGGGCTGTGACAATCGCATACTGCTGCCCCGTGGCGGCACTGCCGGTATATGGCGTTGCCAGGGTGATTTGCGTATCTGAGACCACGCGCTGAATCTCATACATCACCACCGTACCCGCACCGGGCACCAGCAGCATTTGGCCAGGAGCCACACCGTAAACCGGGCTGTTCCATTGTGTCCCTGTTCCGGTAACGGTGGCTGAATTTTGCACAAGCGCTATCGTGCCTGTACGATACCAAGCTGTAGAAGCCATAGTGAATTTCCTTTTATTTTAATTGCTAGATTCAAATGCCGTTAACCGAGCATTGATGGTAGAGAGAGAAGAGGCTAATTGACGTAATGTGCTCAATACATTGGCATTGGCAATGCGTGCTTCAATGGCCGTGGTGGCAGCACGTTCCACGCGATCGTCGATATTAGTGGTTAACGCGGCTTGCGCCGTATTAGCACTGGCCAATGCTTGAGATATCACCGTAATACTGTTGCTAAGTGCTGCATCTGCCGCATTCACATCCCCCCTCAAGGCTGATATCGATTGTGTTAATACGGCATCCGCAACAGCACGGTTTTTCGCTTCACCATCAATAGCGTTTGCTAACACCCCATTTTGGTTATCAAGCAATTCTAACTGGCCATCAAACTTACTATTTAGGGTTCGTTGCTGATTCTGAGTGGCATTTAACTTGCTATTGGTCACTACCACGGCAGCAGAAACCGCATCAACCTGTTGTGTCAGTTGATCGATCTGTGACAATACGACCTTTTTATCGCCATCTGTCGTAGCAGTTAACTGGCTGATATTGAGATGTAAAATCTCATCAGCAGCAAGCCGCGAACTGCTTTCCGTTGCCAAAAACGCCAAGGCATCGTCAACACGCTGCGATAACGCGCTATCAGCTCCAACACGCATAGCGGTTTCTGCTGCAAGTTGCGCAGACAGTTCACCGTTAATCCCGCGCTGTTGGCACTGAACAGCACTCAGCTTTGCTGCTGTCACCACTGCCGCAGCAGAAACGGCATCCACCTGCTGTGATACCTGCGTAATCATAGCCGCATTGTTGGCCACGGTGTCAGTCGCACGCTGAGCGGAATCTCGCGCACTGATTTCTGATTTCAACGCCGCAGTAGCGGATACCTCAGCAGCGCTGGCGCTCTTAGCTGCATCATCACGACTCTTACCAGCAGATAATTCAGAATTTGCAGCTAGACTGGCACTGTGTGTCGCGTCCTGAGCAGATTGCGCGGCGGCCAGCTCAGAGATTTTCGAGTTATCTTCTGACTTTTGTGCCTGCTGTGCGGCGGCCCGTATCTCTGCCAACACAATCGGCCCAGTCAGTTCCGGGGCACTCTCCACCAGATAATCATTGAGCGTCCCCGATGGGCTACCATCAAGCAGCGTGATCATCCCCAATACCACCCGTTGCCCGTTTTTATACACTACCGTGACCGTATATTCGCCTGGATAGAGTTCGAGTTTATATTCTCCCCCGGGCCCGGTAGTAACACTGGCGGCAATCTGTAAAAACGTCTGGCGGGTGTTATGGCGGGAAGTAATAACCAGATTGGCACTGGGGATCGGAATCCCCTCAGGACTACGGTAGATACCTGATAGTGTGATCATATTCCCCCCTTAGGCTGGGATGTCGGGCCAGATAATATTGGGTGTAGACGTATCCACCGCACGCAGTTGCTGAATATAAAGCACCCAAACCGTGAGAAATTCTTTATCCTGATCGCTGATAACACCCAGTTGTAATTCTGTCTGCCATACACTGATGGTATTTTGTGCCTGTGATAACAGGTAAGATCTTTTATTTTCTGCCGACTCTGGTGTTTCCAGTGATTGAGGAATTTCAATCCAAGTAGGCAGCCCCTGATAATCTGCACCGCGTATTTTTCCTGCTGGTGGCGTCTGGATATATTGATGGTAAATTTCTTCGCTAACATCAACTAAATCATCAGGCAGCGAACCCGCCGAGAGATAATCGCCAAGCATTGACACAGGATAAAAAGCCCCTGTTTTTTGACTAAATTTATACATAATTAATACCCCACAGCCATCCAATAAGCCTCACGTTCCCTTGCACCATGATACCAAGCGAAACTTGTATTGCTTGCCATTAAATTGCTCGTTTGTGTATTCCAGGTCGTTTCATAACCCTGAGCGAAATTACGTAGAGTAAATGATACGGACAATATTCTATTTGGCATGGCGATATGTAACCCCACCCAATCAGTACTACCATTAGAGTTATTAGTACCTGAGGCAAAACCACCTTGAAAAATCATCCCGCTGCTGAGATCTTTATACCACCATGCATCTCCACTGACCGCTCGCTGAGTGGGGGGATTGTTTGGGCTATAAACCCGCTGCCCCTGCTCATAGAGCCCAGCACCAGTATCAATATTTCCTAATACTCTGCCGCCATGTATGCTTAAATAACGACTATCAGGAGGATTATTGGGGCTATAAACTCTCTGACCTTGCTCATAGAGTCCTGCACTAGTATCAATACTTCCTAATACTCTGCCACCGTTGATACTTATATAACGGCTATCAGGAGGGTTATTTGGGCTATAGACCCTCTGCCCTTGCTCCAGAACCTCTGTGCCAGTCGCAGTGTTTAAATTACCATTTCTATCAATTTCAAAATACTTTCCTGTGACATTAGAAGTCACTCTAACATATCCATCTGTTGGTGTTGAAACCGTACCCTGCACTTTACCGTTGGCATCTTTGATGGTGTATTTTGTTGCAGTGGCATTTGATTTAACCTCTAACCCCCCCGTCAGTATTCCGCCAGTCAATGGAAGATAACCTTTGTTAATAAATTGAGTGAGTGCATTCACTAAATTTATTTGTAAAGTCTTCGTATCCCCATTATCCAGTACATCTTGCTCACTATTATCAGCAATAAACTGTGCTACTGCATTAGTAATGACGCTGGATTGCCGCAAAGCGGTATTAATCTCTTTGGATTTTGCCACTCCGGTATTAAACCCCGAACTTCTAGCACTTAGCGCCAACCATTCGTCTGAGCTTAATACATTCGCACCATTATTTACCCCAAAGGGTAGAAACTCATTTTTAGCCATAGGTAACATCCTTTTTTACGCAGGTAATTCAGGCCAATTAATATCGGGCGCTGCATCCAGGTCTATACGACTTAATTGAACGCGATAGCGTCGCCAATGGCTGAGTAATGCAACCTCCGCCTCGGTTGCCATACCTAAATCTACGGCATCAGTCAGGGGAGTAATTACCGCATTAGCTGCCGCGTTCAACTCTGCACGTTGATGGGTTGCAGTAACAATGTCGGCAGCGTGCTGTGCTGTTTTGTCGGTAACCCATTTTTTGCCATCCCATTGATCAAACGGGGTGTTAGGAAACAAAGCAGTGGTATTAAGTGGCAATGCTCCCAGCTCGTTAATCGTTACAGGTTGACCATTTTCGGTGTTATACAACTTTTTACCGCGATGATCTTCAACAATTTCCCAGATATCATCGACGCGACAAACGATATATCCTGACTTCGTTTTTGGTGGTGCGTCAATACAGGCATTAGCGGGTAATCCAACACCTTCTGACAAGAACTCATCACAACAGTTCAAATACTCGCCTGTTGTACCGTCGTAATTAAATACTGTAACTAATCCTGATGTAATGGCAGTATAATTATTATCTAAAATAGCCTGATTCATTACGCAGCCCTCACGATATAGTTAAATGCGATATTACGCGGTACAGTTTCATTACTGCCCTCCTCTGAAATATATACTCCGCTCTCACCAAAATAGGCGAAATATGTCTGTGAGGAAGAAGCCCTGTACATCTCATGCACTGCTGGCACCTTGGTACCCGTTCCGTTGCCAAACAACAGCGCGTGATTGTGTTTACGCATCTTATCTGTTTGGGGGCTTACGAGAGTTCGCCCAGTATCCACCCCTCTACCATCATCCCACCCGCGAATAAACTCGCCGCGTAAATCGGGTAATACGCCGCTGGGATATGCTAATGCCAAGTTGGGATAGAGCGTTTTGCTAAATGTTGCGCCATTACATTTTAACCAGCCTGTGGGTGGGGTCGCTGTCGGCCAAGGGAGCGGGATGCCCGTTGGGGTTAGCAGGTTTTTTAGCGCAGCAAGCAACGTTGAGGTATCGCCGTTATCCAGCACATCCTTGCCACTACTATCGGCAATAAACTGCGCCACCACGCTGCTGATAACGCTGGATTGCCGCCAAGCGGTATTCAGTTCTTTAGATTTTGCTGCACCTGAGGCAAAACCCTTGCCGCGCGCAGGCAGTGCCGACCAATCTGCCGGGGTAAGGACGTTAGCCCCAGCCCCAATGCCGAAGGGTAAAAACTCATTTTTAGCCATTAGTGATTTCCTTTAGGTCCAGACCCCACATGCCTTTGTCAAAGCCGGACAGGTATTTGTTGTCAGCATCAAAACCGAATAACGGCCCCGGTTCCGATACCATGGTGTAATCTGCAATACGCACGCCGCCGGGTTTCACATCCAGATAGCCAAAGGCAATGATCGATTGCACTACGGCAGGTAATGGGGCTCCACTCAGATAGACGCTCATGGTCATATCAAGATTATCGACGGCAAAGATCTGGGTTTGGTCATCGGGGAAAACACTCTGATAGATGTTACTGAGGGTCGCCATCGTCCCGTCCCAGTTGTTCGCCAGGATTTTGGCACGCAGGATGGTGCGGTAAGCCTCATCATCCAGCGCGGTAAATCCCATATCATCGAACACGCCTTGCCAGCTTCCCTGGTTGTAACCTAACCCTTCGGTATCAAAGGAGAAATAGATGCCGTTAATGGTGCTTCTCACCACGCGGCCGATACCGATCCACAACCCCAGAGCGTCGAGCTGGCTGCTTACCGCGCGATCGAGATCGAACTTATTGATAAAATCGTCCAGGGTTGACTGCAAAGCAGCAAACGGCGCACTGCTCAGGCCGATGGTGTCGAGATATTTCGGTTTTCCGGCATGGTAGGCCGTAATAAGCGCTTGATAACGATTCATATTGTCACCACCGTGACGTTCACGGCCGAACAGGTGACTGCCTGATTAAAAGTGACGTTGATATTAGCCGCCGCCAACGCACTGGAAGATTTACCGATTTGCAGATCGCTCAAGTCATACACACGCCCTTCGCCATTAAGGTTGGCAGGGACAAACAGGCGGTGCAGCAATACCGGATCGCCGATCGCCACGCCGTTAATGTAATCTGCAATGGCAGATTTCATCTGCTCAGCAATGTTGGTGGTGTACCCCACCAACGGCTTCAAGGTGACGCGCACATAGATCGGAACACTGGTTTTACGAAAGAAAGAAACCGAACGCGTAATGCCATACTGATCGGTCACTGGAACAACGGTGGTGCCATAGGTCCCGGTGCCTGGCGTTTTTTTGGTGGCAATCGTCTTGGCTATCTGCCGGTCATCGCCGCCGTCCACCACAATCGCAATCGAGTGGCTGGGGATACCGTTGCTGTCGGTGGTACTGGTATCATTTTCATAGCCACGGTAGCGCTCCACATTAGGCAAAGTGGCGATAGCACCGATAATCCCCTCCAGCACCGTGCGCGATGGCAGCGAAACAGAACGCGCTTGGCGAATGCGCAATTCTGCATCCGACTCTACAGGTTGCCCCGGCGACGCCGCTTGTGGGTTAGTGACCGCTTGCCAGCCACGGGTTGGAGAACCAATTACGCTAAGATCGCCCGGCAATGCAATCACCGCACCGATTGCCTGGCAAGTCGCGGTCACGGTTACCTGCCCTGACGAACCAATCACTACGCTACTCGGCAGGCTCCAACTGATGCCGTTGGTGTCGCGCACCACACCGTTGGTGATTTGCGTGCCGACTTGCCCGGTGAGCACCACGTCAGCCGTGGATTGGCTGGCAGCATTTTTAGTAATACCGTTGATTTTGACATTATTTTCCAATGCTCGACCCTGGGCCGTTGCTGGGCTGAAAGAGTTAAATACCGCGATCGCCATATTATTGGCGTCATGAATTGCCAGCGCGATCACAGCGATCCACTGCCCATCTTTGCTGTCTGGTTCCAGGTAGGCATCTTCGCCATAAATCTGGCGGAAAAAAGCAGTCAGCGTGCTAAGGATGGTCTGATAATCGGGCGCACTGATCCCACGGGCATCGACGCTAGCCGATAACCCTAATGTATCGAGATTGAGCATTATGCCTCGCTATTAATGATGGTTGTGCCGTACAAGGTGTTGATTGAGGATGTAAAGGTCACACGGCGGGTCTGCGGGTTAGATTGCACCTGAAAATCGGTGATCTCGTTCACTCCCTGGGTTCCCAGAATACGTTCACGAACGGCCATCTGATAAACCAGCGACCTATGCTTTCCCAGAATATCGGTTTTATAGGGCGTACCTGCGGCCGTATCCAAAAACCACTCCCCTTGCCACAGCTCAAAACGGGTTTTCACTGCCTGAACCACCGCCTCTGGGGTATTAACCATAAAGGTGTTATCTCCCGCGCCAAAAATGTAATCGCCAGAGCTATCTTCTCTGCGGTAACGCATTATTGTGCTCCTCCTGTGCTGCCACTGCCGGTCTGCACACCGCCGTGCTTGTGATTTTTCAGGCTGATACCGGCTGCTGTAACATCGTTTTTTACCGTCACCGGCCCGTTAATGGTAGCGCTGCCGCCACTGCTCCCCATACCCTGAGACAGATTGCCATTGATGGTGACATTGCCATTAAACACGATGGTAGGAGAGGTGATCTCCGTTCCACCGTTGGCATTTGCCGTCAGTTTTCCCGACGTGATGACATTAACCGCGTGGCTGCCGGGGATCAGTTCGATCATCGCGGCCCCATCGTCACTGCGCAGTTGTGCCGATGAGGTGCTGATATTACTGATTTTGTGGGGCTGCGATTGTGGCCCAAGAATGGCAAAAGCATCTGCCAGATGGTGCATACGCCCATCTACCGCATCCTGTACATCCCCACTTTGCCACCAGAAATCAATACAGCGGTCGGCAAACACCACCAGGCATTCATCGCCTGCTTTCACTGGAAATGTCAGGCTGACGCCACCGCCACGCGGGAAGATCACTGGCACATCTACCAGCAGAGGTAATTCAGTTTGGGTGACTGTACCGTCGGGATTTTCAACCCTGCCACGAATGGCAGGGCGCACTTCGCAGGTCACAGCATCGGCATTAAAAGATTCGATAATACCCGGCATCGCCACACGCAGTTCTGAGAGAAGAGATTCGCGTAGGGTATCGAGAATATTCTCCGTCGAACTGGCACGTTCTTTATTAGTTATCATTACTTCTCACCTTATTTAACGCGATAGCACCCGCCTTGCCTTTTGCGACACAAACCAGATCCATATACCACTCATTGCCGCGAGTATCGCCATGGTAAGAGATATTAATCACCTTATAATCGCCATCTTTTGACAAGACGGAAGACATTGCCTTGATCTGCTTTTTGGCTACTCTGGCTGAATCCACACTCATAACCTCAGTGGATGAAGTCGATTTATAGACACTGCTATTATCGAGCCTAATCAGGCTATTAATAACAATGCTGGGGTTAATTAAACACTGCAGATTAATCCCGCCATCAATCGTCTGCTGGGGCATCCCAACCAATCCGGTCCTATTGTTAAGAATAATAATATCGGTACTATGAGAATTTTCAGGTCTTATCTGGATAGTATTATTTACGTACTGCCAGGTCGCCTTGGTTTGCGACGCCAAGCGGTCCATCTCATCCCGGTGCATACCATAAATCGGTTTGCCACGGGGCATTTTTATATCATCCAGTTCAGGAATAAGGCCTACGGTAACGCCAAACTCCCTTACAGACTTCAACAAGGCTTGAAAGACATCTGTTTTACTGTAACCCGCTGCCAACGTGGTATTTACTGTGGCATAGCAAAAAGCTTTGTCGTTCTCCGATGCCTGGATAGTGACAAAGGTATCCGTCGAATTATCCCTACCATCGATGGAAAAACTTATCTCCCCACTGAATATTAAACTGACATTATCCTGATACCCTGCCGATAATTGTATTTGTGCAAACTCTCCGCGCGTTATTTTATTCGCCACATCCGATGAGAGGTTATAAATTTTAAACACCGCGACTTTAGGATATTTTGTGTCTTGCCAATTGATTGAAAAAGTGAATTTAAAGGGAGATAAATCCAACCCATTCCCCTCTTCATCAACTATTACCAGAGAGCATTTCCTTATCCAGTTTTTACTCATATTTCACCTACTGATAAAGTTACCCCGTTTAAGTCAGTTGGTAATAAAATAAAGATGCCCACCGCTACCAAGATTCTCTTTAGTTGGAACTGCATAAATATCAACATCAGAGGCTACCACCAGCGCACCATTAAAGCCCAGATGTCGATAGGGCTGTAAAAGATTAGTACCGGTCACCAGAGGTATACCATTGACAATATCAGCTCCAGTACTGCTAGCAATATCGAGAATCCAGCCAGCCATATCACGCCAGAGTAAGGTCATTTGATATTCAACACTCCCCAATGTGATTCTGAAGCGTTGATTATCTGCTGTCAGAGCGATCTCTATCATAACCCCAATACTCCTTTGAGTTCAGACACCCCAGTTTTTATCGCGCCCGTCACAGTATCAACAAAGGATCTCAACATATTATTCGGGTTTACCGTCAGCGGGTTTTTTAACCCAGTATTGGAAATACCGGCGGTATTCTGCCCTTGAGCCATATCTTCAACCGGGGTCGCGGTAATGGTTTGAGTATTAGTGATATTGATTTGCTGCATAGTGATGGTGATCATCAACACATTTTCAGTGGCTGCATCCGTTGTCACATCCAATGAGCGGATCAGCATATTTTCATACTCTCGCTTACCGGTAATAACAGTAAAATGTTCAAATGTGTTTTGTAACTTCAGTAACTGCTGATAGATCTCTCTCGGGCTGGTACCAATGGAAAGTTCATGCCCTGCAATTTCATACTGCGAGGTATCAAAAAAATCCACCAATGAACCTGCACCGGCAAACCCTAGTTCCATCACCAGATCGGCAGGGCGATTATAGGCGTGATCGTTAATCGCCGCCCCGACCCCCACCGGATGTTCAGTGATTACCGTGCTATCGTTGTGCTTCTCGCTGATCACAATGCTGGGCACAATGATTCCAATACGCCGTTTTTGCTGATTAAACAGCACTGATAGCAGATCCATTATGATATCCTCGGTATTATTTTACGCACCATATCTCTATTCACTCTATCCTGAGCGCTGGTCACTATTTTTCCTAGCTCTTGAGGATCCTTACACGCGGAGTTTAACGTAATTGAGGTGTTCTGGTTAATCACCGGTGAAGCTGGCCCGGATGCACAACAACAGCCCTCTTTTGCCGAGCGATAATCTTCAGGCTGACGCGAGAGTAATGCCTTACTGGCCTGTTGCAAATTAGGAACAGATAATTGCTTTAATACAGACACCATGCTACTTAGCAGATCATAGCCTGGTGATGATTTTTTTCCTTCAGCTATGCCGATGCTGTTTTTTACCGCCACAGGTGCAGGAACTGCTTTAGGGGATGATGGCTTTTTCTGGGCGACAACGGTATTTTTTTGGAGCGTTTTGTTTAAATACTCAGCCCTAGGACGTAGATATGACTTAGGTTCCTTCCAGTAACCCGCATTAGGACCAAAATAAGTAGAGTCCGGACCAGAACTCGTTTGTGACCCATAGAATTTGCCTATTTTTTTGTCAGCATCTATAGGTTCTTCAACTATGCCAGTGTGTCCATCCCATAATGCAATATCTCCCGGTTTCACATCTTTGGCATCTATCTCATCAAAGAATTTTGAATTTTTTAATGCTGCAGTGTTTTGATAAGGAATTTTATAACCATATCGTTTTAATATTTCACTAACCAAATGCGAGCAATCTATTGTAGGAGTACCATCCTCTAACCTTCCTTTTCCCTTAGCCCATTTATAACCTTCATACAATTTTTCAATATCTTTCGTAATCAATGGGGGAGTGTAACTCCCCGGTTGCTCCGTAACAACACTTGGTTTAATAACAGGAACCACTCCATCTGTATTATTTAACTTTCCACTATCGTTCGAAAAATCGCTCTGACTTTTACTAACTGGATTAATAATATCCTTTACATATTTATCTGCTCCAGATAGATATTGATTCATATTGCTATAGGCTTCCGCCAATGATATTGAGCCATCAGCATATAGAATACTATTGTTTTTTATAACCTTCGGGGATAACACAGAGCTGACTTTGGCATTTGGGTCTTCCACTAGCGCTTTTAAAAACTTAGCCCCCCCTCCCACACCTAAATTATGTAAAGAATAAACATCGGCAATATTACCTTTTCTGCCTAAATCTTGCACCCGTTTAATGTTATCTTGGGTAAATTCCGCCAACATAGCCGCTTGCAGCCTTGCATCATCTCTATATGTAAGAGCTTGTGCCATAGTAAGCTGCCTAGCATTCTTAATGCCATACTTTTCACCATATTTTCTTAGCACATCTAACCAAGTACCTTTTGTAAATTGGCCAAGGCCATATGCAGTCGAAGTACTTGGTCCTACATTAGTTCTGAATCTACTTTCAAAATAAGCCATTCTGACTATGATTTCAGGGTCAACACCAGCACTCTTGGCTGCTTCAGCCAACAAGGGTTTAGCCGCTTGCCAATTATTCCATCTAATCCTCTCCACTTCTTGCTGTGTCATTTTAGGTTTTGATTTACTCTTACTCATTTTTCGTCACTCACTTTGTCGGCGCCATTTCTCTACCCTTTCAGCGTTATCAAACTGCAGGTCGAGAAAATCATTCATCAATGCCACATCAGCCAAGCCAATAGAACGATCGCGCAGTGCAGTATACGGAATAAGACCTGCGTCGACCGGGCGCAGCAGGTACTCTTCCCCCCCCGGCAGGGTATCCAGCGTTAAACCGCTGGCAGGTCGGCTATCTCGCTGGCGAGGGGTACGGGAAAAAAATCGCCAAGGGAATCTCGGAGAACGTTACCGACCAGTTCCAGCATGCCCAGCATGTCGATATCGTCAAACATCATCACGCCATCCTGGAAAACTGCAGTCCAGATTTTGCCGTTCTTGCGCGAGACCACTGAGAGGCAAGGATGGAGGATCGCATCACAGTCGGCGTCGCTCATGGCGGCAACGGCTTCCGCCACCTGCGGCAACAGCGCCGCAAGCGTAATTTCACCACTTTTCAGTTCCTCAAAAACCCCCGCCACCGCGGGGAGTAATTTACGAGAAACACGAAACTGGTCGAAAACATCGAGCTTTACCGCCCGATATTCTTGCCCTTTTAACTCAAATTCCATAGTTAGAATTCTCCCAGCATCTGGTCGATCTTGCCGCAGTCAAACACCCAGCTCACATTGCCACCTTCTTTGGCATTCACATGGTCAGGGCGTTTTTGGAACGCACAGTTACGCGCCACAATGGTATCCCCAGAGGCGGTATTACGGATGGTGATAATGTTGTTGCCCCAGAGGGTTGAAGAGAGGCCCTGTGCGCCATAAACCGAAGAGAGCTTTTTGTTCACCGGTGAGGTTTTAAGCAGCGTAACGGTAATGGTGCCGGACTTAGCGGCGTGCAGGCTGTGCATCACTTCACCATCTGCCCCTAGAGTCATGGTGTTTTGCGGGCCGCTCATGGAAACCACGATCCCCTCGTCGGCGTTAGAGGCGCCATAACCCAGATCAATCACCCCAGTCGGGCCTGCCAAAGTGGCGCTAACGTCTGCAAATGAATAAGTAGCCATAGTTTTTTCCTTAAATTAACGATTTACGTTGATAATGACATCGGCGTAATGAACTGCGCCCGCCAGTTTGATGGCACACTGAATGACCGGTGCACGGCGTTTTTCACGTTCTGCCTGAGATTGTTCGGCAATCGGTGAGGCATAGGTGTAATAGCCTTTGGTCAGCGTCTCACCCGATTGCAGAATACCCAGCGGCCCGCCATTCCATACCCCTGGAGCAATAAGCCCGTTATCGACACCTTTCGCCAGTGACTGCTCGACGTTGGTCAACAGCCGTGTCACGCCGCCATCGGTTTGTGGAATTTTGCTGGTAGAGGTGAACAGCAGGTTGTAGAGATTGTTCTGCACATAGTTTTGTAACCAGTCCAGACCATGACGCTCATCGATAAAGTCGCCATTACACATCACCCCTTCCTGGATGATCGCCGTATCGTTGTTGTAATTGACAAAGACGTTGGCATTTTTTCCTTGCAGCGTATTGGCATCGTTTTGCGACAGGGTTTCAGCGGTAATGCCCGGTTGCTGTTTGAACTTCAGAGTGATAGTGGTGTTGTTACCACTGAAATTGACAGTAAAGGCGCGCCCAAACAGCGAAGCCACCGCATAAGGATTGGCGCTCGAATACTGCACCAAAGTGCGTGAATAGTTCGCGGCTTTCAGGGTGCTGGCAATATCCGTGCTGCTGCCTGCATTGAGGATGCTGGTATTTTGCGTGGTGTGGCCAAAAATACGTGCAACACCATCAGATTCAATCAGCGCAGCAACCTTGGTGACATCTGCATCACTCAGTGAAGTATCCGCAATCATCAGGCCGTACCAGGCAGTGGATTGGCTGGCCAGTGCAGCGATACACTCATCAATCTTCTCTGCCGCTTTGCGCGGCACAATTAACGCACCGACACTTTGTACCAGCCCCATCAAAACAGAGAGATCGGTACCGGTATTCACCGAACCATAAGTAACGGCAGACGTCGTACCTGTGGTTTTTGAGCTGATGATAAAACGGCTGCCATCCCACACCACAGTGGCCGTGCCAATGGCAGTAGCCACTTTGGCAGCAATACCGTTCAAGCTGGTGTCGGTGGAGAAATCCAATGGGCCCACGGTTTTCAGGGTGCCATCAACGGTGATTTTCATTGAGGCATCTTTCACCACAGTAAACCGGCTCAGTTGCTGTTGCGCTGGCGTCAGAACGCCACCACGCAAGACTGCGGACGCATCGTTCTTCGCCCAGCGCCCGATCAGCAAGTCCACAGGGCGCGGAGATTGTTGATAGTAAAGGTTCGCGGCTTGATATTCCGGTGAATTGAGGCCGAAATCGGCCAGCACACCGCTGATATCGCTGTAGGACCGCAGGCGCTCGTTGGCATCAATAACCGGCGAACTGCCAACAATCAGCAAAGAACCAAAGTTACGAGCCTGTGCGGCGCGGACCGCCATATTCACGGACACGTTGATAATGTTAGAAACAGGTAATCCCTGTGACATAAGTTACTCTCCAAAAAAGTGTGTTGGTGCTTCGAGGATAGAGTGGATCGCGTACTCTCTGACCACTTTGCGTTGGAACGTCAAGTGTTGATCGTAGCGTCTAACCCACTGATTATTTTTAAGTTCATGGGCTGAAACTATGGCTCCCGACGCCGAAAATGCGAGGCCAGACTGATTCAGTGCTTCCCGGTTTTGTGCGATGGCGACACCATCACGAAACTCGGTAGCGAGCCGCTGTCCATGAGGGCCGTAAAAACTGACCATGATTTCAATCAGCTCATTGCGCCAGAGCTGCACGCTGTCGTCCGTTTGATTGACGAATGCCGGATTATCGTTGGCCTGAAATTTCAATATTCCTACGGAACACCAATCCTCCGAGGCCGACGGCTGGTGAGGCTGTTCGGCAGTCCAGTCCAATAAAACGTGCTTCGGCGGCAGCCCAGAGACACCCCGTACCCAGCGGGAGAGGGTGCGCTCCAGTTCGATGTCATCCTGCTGTGATGAGGAAATAGGTCTTAGGTAAGTGGTTTCGCTGTTGCTGTTATCGAGGTGGTTCTGACTGTTGCTATCAAAGTTGTTGCTCATCCGGCACCCCACCGTCAAACGGCATCAGTTCACAATGGGCCAGTACGAATCCGGCACCATAAGCCAAGTAGGGATCGACAAAGGACACTCGGTAGTCACGCCCCTGATATGTGACAATATCGGCGTCACGCCCACTTTGCCCCTGAGTTAACCTCTCCAAGGTGATGATCTGTATCGAGCCACTGATTGTCTGGCTCGGTGGCATACGCTGGGTCATCAGTGAATGGTTGACCGTAACCACACCGATAAACGGCATTGATTGCCGGGCAACGCTGGTGACACCATCATCGTCGGTCAGCAACAGGTTGCGCGTGACCACCAGCGTCGAGTCGGCAAAATCGGCATCCAGCAGAATATCGGTTACATCAAGCAGCGGCATGGCAACCTCCCTGCCGCACGCGGAAAGTTCATGCTATTTTTCATTGCGTTAGCATTCATAGCTGACGGCCTCCTGCGCCAAACAGCAGCAGCAGATCGTAAAACTCGGCGCCATAACGGGTATGATTCCACCAGCTAGCCTTAGGATTAAGAGTGGCGCAGTTGTCATAGCGGATACTGACCTTATCCACAGATTTTGCTGCCAGTACGCCACTGTTGTTGCCACTGCTGCCCCCCAGTGTGCTGGCCCGCATATCGGCTGCAAACAGAGTGAGATAATGGGCTACGAACAGCTCGACCACGTAGGGGTAGAGCAGGTCATAGCGCGCTTCATCCAGCAGTTGATCGGCCAATGCCAAGTGGAGAGCAATTTGTGCCGAGGGATAACGGGTCACATCGGTAAATTGCGGAAAATCACTACGGAACTGTGCCTCAGTAGGCAGCGTCCGGTTGTTAGATGGTGGTGACATAATTAATGACCCCCTTTAATGGTTTCCGCCACTGGCGGCTTTCGACTCCGTCCTGTTTGTGGTGTTGCCGGAGCCACCGATCGGCGCACCAGCGGCGTGCCAAAACACAATAGGAAACCCTCGGCTAATCGATAACGAGTGTTATCGAGCCGGGCATTAAAAAAATATTTCATGGTGATTAATCCTTGAGAAAGGGCTTTCTCAACCTTGACGCAAGCGGGTTAAATCATCTTGACGAATGGTGGAGCCGATACCGGTGACCCGCGATGAGTCACGCAACTGTTCCGCACCCGCATAAGCCGTCATCACGCCGCTGTTCACGGCGTTGCCGATCGCTTCAACGGTCTGCATGGCCACTTTGCTACGATCAAGCTCTGACATCTGCCATAGCGGATTGAAGCTAAATGCAAAATCCTGCGGCAAGGCTTTGCCCAGCACAGAACGATGAAGAATCGACATCAGGGTATTGACCGGGCGGCGCAGCTGCCGTGCCTGTTGAGCCGCGATGCCATCGTAGTAATTCGCCAGGTCCACATCGCCAGTGGTAAAACCTGCCGGAGATTGGCCAAACAGCCTGACCAGCGGAATGTTAAGCGCCCCAGAAAGCTGTTGTGCAAACTGTGCCAGTACCTCGGGTAACCCATTGAGGTGATAGGCATGGGTTTCGAACTTGTCGCTGACATCCATCAGCGTCAGGCCATCAATCGACTGCCCCTGCTGAATAGCCGCCATCTGCGTCAGCAACGCTTCTCTCGCCGGGCCTCCCATCGCCAGAATCTTGCGCAGGTCGGTCACGCTGTAAGTGCGCAGCTGGGCTTTGTTCATCAACTGCACGGCTGCGGTTGTGGCGCTATCAAATGCCAGGATCCGGTCATAAATTCGCTCTATTACGCTGATCCCCCAGCCGTTCTCATCCTGAGCCGGTTGGCTGGGCAAGGTGATGCCATCAACGCGGATGACCCGGCTGTAATGGATCTTCCATGGCGGAATACCGCTTGAGGTATCCGTCACCTGGTAAAAACGCGGTTGCCCTAAATCAGGCCCCAGCGCACTTTCCCTGTCGCTCAGCGATAGCGACACCTGCCAGCGATTCATCGGGACAATGCCGCGGAATACGCCCGCTTTCACTGTCTCTACCCGTAAGGGAGTTGACATATCGTCACCATCCAGCAGGATCACCCCAAGCGCACCGCCATACAGTCGGCCTTGCTTGATAACGTTATTCAGGCTATTCCACAGGCCCAAACTATCCCAAATCCCCTGCAGTTGCTGCTTTGCATCCGGCTCCAAAGTAGAGGTTATCGTTACCCCATTACGGGTCATATCCTCTGCTACGGTATCCACCGCCGCACCTACCAGCCATGATGAGCGGTAAGCCGAATCAATTAATGACCGCTGATCACTGATTCTTTCAGGAAGAGGATTCTGATTGCCAGAAAATGGCGGCACACGAATGCCTGGCAGCAACGTGCCGTCGCCGTTACCCAGTTGGGTTGCCGGGGTATTTGTAGGCTGACTATTGAGTGACGTATCTATTACCATTCTATCCCCCTATATATTTGAATAATAATTAAAACCTGTTTATTGGCTGTTCTGTCCACTTGAAAATCAACCTGAATTAACAGTCGTAGCGGCATGTACCGTGAACGCATTTTCAGAGATACAAACAAAAAAGCCCTTCACGCAGAGGAGAAGGGCTTCAGGTGGCTGAGTTCAAGATACAACTCTTTGACCTTATAGTTGTTACTATATCTGTTAATCAGATTAGATCAACACTTTTTTGTTGTTATTTTTGTTGTGGGCAAAAAAATACCGCCTTACGGCGGTATCTCAAGAAAGCAGGTTGGAAGTGTCTTCAAGCGGTTGCGGCAGTCTCGGTATAAGAGAAGATTTGCCCGGCAATAAAGGCCTCGGCAACACGCAGTAGATTGGCTACATAACTCTGTGCTTTACCGATCTCTTTTGCCAAACGGTTCTGGCTAACGCGGTAGACATAATGCGCAACAATCAGTTTATAAGCCATTAAATCAAAACGTTTAAGCCCAGCAACCGCCGCGTCGATCAACATGCCTTCCTTGTCATCAATACGGATCCGGTTAGATGAACTCATCGGCAAGGCTTCCTGAAAAGTAATATTTACCGTTGCGAACTCTGTTCCCAGATGACAACGAGCCCAGTTGCCCCACGTCTCAAGGCTTTCCTTTACATTGTTCATTTTTGCTCCAAGACATACTTAATACAGTTGTTGTATACTACATACTTATAGTTGTTAAATCAATATAATTGCGTTGTATCAACCCTCACAGGTTGTTATTGAATTTTTTTCATTTATAATCAGGGGAACAGGAGATCAATTATGCAAACTTTAGGTGAACGCCTTGCTAAACGGCGCGAACAACTGGGCTTGAGCCAAAAGGCCTTGGCAGAAAAAGTCGGGGTCAGCCAGCAGTCGATCAATAAAATAGAGACTGGGCAAACCCGATCGCCACGCAATCTGGAGAAACTGGCAGAATCACTGTCGGTAACATCACAGTGGTTGCTGTTTGGTGAGGGTAACTCAGCGGCAACGTCACCTAAACTCGATGAAATCAAAGAGAGCCGCTTACGCGTTGAAGAATGGGAATCCATGGAGCAGGATCAGAAAGAGTTCATCGATATACCGGTACTAGACGTTGAGGCCTCGGCGGGCAGCGGTGCCATGCCAGAAGAGGAAAGGGAAATCTATCGCCTGCCGTTTCGGCGCTATACCCTGCGCCGCTTGGGGGTGAATGCCCGTGATGCGCGGGTTGTCAGAGTGATTGGCAATAGCATGGCGCCGCTGTTACGCAGTGGTGACGTAGTCGGTATCGATACCGCGAATCAGTTTCCGATCAACGATGGCGATTATTATGCGATCCGGGATGGGGATTTAATCCGCGTCAAGCAGTTGGTGGCCAAACCTGATGGTGGGGTGATCATCAAGAGCTTTAATAGTGCTGAATATCCGGATGAATCGCTGAATCGTCAGGAATTTGAACAACGCATCCATATTATTGGCCGGGTTTTCTGGTCTTCGACTATCTGGTAAACACAATGAGGGGTTTTCCCCTCATTGTCAGCCATCTTACCCCTCGTGCAAACCGCACTCGCGCTTCAGGCCGAAGAAGCGGGTTTCTTCCTCTTTCATGCCCTCTTCCCATTTACGGGTGGTGTGCATATCGCCAACGGATAAGTACCCTTGTTCCCACAGCGGGTGGTAACTCAGCCCGTGTTCGGTCAGATACTGATAAATCTGGCGGTTATCCCAGTCGATGATCGGCAAAATCTTGAACACCCCGCGTTGTACCGCGATCACCGGCAGGTTAGCACGGCTGCCGGACTGTTCACGGCGTAAACCGGCGAACCAGGTCTGCGCGCCCAGCGTTTCTAGCGCGCGGTTCATTGGTTCAACCTTGTTGATTTGATTGTATTTCTCAATCCCCTCAACGCCCTGCTCCCACAGTTTGCCGTAACGCGCTTCCTGCCAGGCCGGTGAATGCTCGGCACGGAACACTTGCAGATTCAGCTGCAGCTTGTCGGCCAGTTGATCGATAAACTGATAAGTTTCTGGGAACAGGTAACCGGTATCGGTCAGGATCACCGGGATATCCGGCTTGATGCGGGTGACCAGATGCAGACAGACCGCCGCCTGAATCCCAAAGCTGGAAGAAAGCACGAATTCACCCGGCAAATGCTCCAGCGCCCAGGCGACTCGTTCCTGCGCCGAAAGGTGTTCCAACTGACCATTGACTACCGCCAGTGCCAGCGCCTGCCCTGATTTTGGCAATGCATTCAGCGCTACCAGATCGAGTTCAGCCAT